TGCACCACACTAAGATTGACAAGGAACTGGAACGCATGAAGGAGGTCAGCAAATGCAAGAAGAATAAGAACACCTTCCAGTTCGGAGGCGTGTCAATATACGGCTCCATCATAGACCAGGCATGTGAACGCTACGGATGGACCTTCGATTACGTGGTATGGGAAATATCATTCATGAACCTGCAACTCATGTTGAAGGACAGCATCAAGTCGGTGTATCTGACGGATGAAGAGGCCAAGAAGTGCCACGTGCCGATAGACGGACGCTCCGTTGACGGAAATGACGCAGAACTGATGAAGCAGGTTATCAGCGAAGGCAACTGGAACTAACAGCCACGCCCCACACACAAGAAAAGGCATCATCGCACAAGAAAGACATGAATAGGTGGGGGGGGGATTGCCGTGTGACAAAGATGACACGAAAAAAGGACGTGCGTGTGCGTGATGATTCTCAGCGTTTCAGAGCCGCCTCCCTTGCAACTTATCCACCCCAGAGATAAAAACGTCACAGCGAGGCTGCAATGAAGTTCAAACGGAAAGCAACGAATAACAAAATAACATCATATATCAATGGCAGGAATAAAATTCGACATTACCGGTGATAACAGGAACGTTTTGCAGTCCTTCAATGAGGTGCAGAGCGGTGTAAAGCAGATGCAGCGGCAGGTTGAGGATAGCGGTGCGAGCATAGAGGATATGTTCAAGCGTATCGGTGCTGTTGCAGGTCTCACCTTTGCAGGAGTAAGTGCGAAGGAATTTGTTAGGAATGTGATGAACGTCCGAGGTGAGTTCCAGAAGTTGGAAGTTGCCTTCACCACCATGCTCCAGTCAGAGGAAAAGGCTGCATCGTTGATGAACCAGTTAGTAAAGACTGCCGCCATCACCCCCTTTGACTTGAAAGGTGTGGCAGACGGAGCGAAGCAACTCCTTGCCTATGGTATTGCAGCCGATGAGGTGAATGATACTCTTGTTCACCTTGGAGATATTGCCGCAGGTCTCTCCATCCCCCTTGGTGACCTTGTGTATCTGTATGGTACCACGATGGTACAGGGCAGAATGTTCACACAGGACTTGCGTCAGTTCCAAGGTCGAGGTATTCCCATCGCTGAAGAGCTGGCCAAGCAGTTCGGTGTTGCCAAGAATAAGGTTGGTGAACTTGTCACCGCAGGTAAGGTCGGTGCGGAGCAGGTCAAGAAGGCCCTCATGGATATGTCTTCCGAGGGAGGCAAGTTCGGTGGTCTTATGGAAGAGCAGGCTAAAACCATCAACGGCCAGATAAGTAATATCGAAGATGCCATAGATGTGATGTTCAACAATATCGGTAAGCAGAATGAGGGTATCATCAACACTGCACTATCTGGCGTATCGACACTGGTAGAGAACTATGAAGCTGTCGGCAAGGCTATTGCCAGTGCCGTAGCTGTCTATGGTGTGTATAAGGCAGCGATAATGACCGTTACCGCCATGCAGGCACTACAGACTGCCGGTATTGGTGCTCTTACTGTCGCAGAGACAGCCCACTACGGATGGCTAGTGCTCGTAGAGAAAGCCCAGAAACTCTTGAATGCTACCATGCTGTCGAATCCGTATGTTCTTGTAGCAACAGCCATCGCAGGTGTTGTCGCTATCATGATGAATATGAAGTCTCAGCAGGATTTGATAAATGATGCCGAGGAAGAGTACAACCGCAAGAAGGAAGAGGCTATTGCCAAGGAGGAAGAGCACAAGCGTAAGATTGAGGAACTGCTGTCTGTCGCAGGTGATGAGCAACTGTCAACAGAGAACAGAAGGCTTGCCCTTGTTCGTCTTGAAATGCAATACCCTTCCATCTTCAAGAAGTATGATACCGAGGCAGAGAAACTGAAACATATTCTCGACATCAAGAACCAGATTGCCGAGATTGACGGAAAGAAATCTGTCAAGAATAAGAGCAATGAACTTGATAGCGTCAATGCCAGAATCAAGGAGTTGCAGGCTATTCGTGTCAACCGTTTCCTGTCTGAGCACGGAGGCTATGTCACCTCTGGACGTAACAGAACTGACAAGGAGAATGCTGAACTGACAGCCCTTCTTAGGAAGCGTGGTGAACTACAGAACTCCATCAGTAAGGAGCAAGGCCAGTCTTACCTCGCTAACCTCACTGGAATCAGCAACGATGACCTCCAGAAGCAGATAAACGAGCGCAGGAACCTCCTTGCTAAGATGCAGATAACCGAGAAGAAGTATGGCCGTGTTCAAGCAGGTGGAGCGAAGGGAACGTATTCCGCTGATGAGTTGCAAGGTCAGTTGCAGATTCTCGAAGCAGAGCAGAACAAGCGTAATGAGGCCAAGTACACCCCTGCACAGCAAAAGGCAATGGCCAAGAAGGCTCTTGATGAGGCTAATAAAGCCCTTGCAGACTTTGATAAATCCACGACCAAGTACACCACAGCCGAGGCAGAGGAAGCACGTAAGAAACTTACTGATGCCGTCTCTGAGGCTGAGAAGGAATATAAGAAGTTCGGTGGCAAGACTGGCGGCAAGAAAACCGACCATGCAAAGACATTGAAGCAGGAACAGCGGTACACCGATCTTGAAGCAGAACTTGAAAGGAAGGCCAGTCGTGATGCCATCGACCTTGAACACTCCACAAGGCAGGCCGAGATAGACGCTATGGAGGAAGGTTCCAAGAAAGCACTCGCTCAGATACGTCTTGACTATGACAGGCGCAAGGAAGAGATTGACAGGGGCTATGAGGACTTGCGTATCAGAAAGATTGAGGATGCCAAGAAACTCTGGGAAGCCAATCCTGCCAACAATGGTAAGGTGTTTGACGAAACCACCGTTGACACCTCCTACACCGATGCAGAGCGTAAGAACTATGAGGCTCTGCTGAAGGCCAATGAGACAGAACTTGCTCGCAGTCTGAAAGCCCAGACTGATATGGAGATACAGGCCATCCGTGACTACTTGAAGGAGTATGGCACCTATCAACAGCAGAAACTCGCCATCGCACAGGAGTATGCCGATAAGATTGCCAAAGCCCAGAGGGAAGGAAACACTACCGAGGTAAAGCGGCTTCGTGCTGAACAGAGGGTAATGGAAGGTGATGCCAAAGCCAGAGAACTGGCAGGAGGCATTGATTTCAGTGCAGTCCTCACCAACGTAGGCAGTGTTGCCAAGGCTCTTGCGGAAGAGACCTACAAGAGAGTACAGGACTACAAGGGTACTGATGAATACAAGAACAGCAGTGCCGAGAGTAAGAAGGCCATATCCGACCTGGAGGCACGTCTTATCGAGAACGGTGGCGCAGGTTCAGCCTCTCCACTCAGTGCAAAGACATGGGATGATGTCACCAAGGCCGCAGAGCGTTATGACAATGCTCTGAAAGACCTGCAGGAGAAAACCAAGGAGCACTCCCTTGCTGTTGAGGCTCGTAAGCAGGCCGAGGAACAGTTGGCCCTCACCGTTGAGGGAACGGAAGAGCACCTTGACGCTCTCAATGCTGTCTCAGAGGCTATCAAGGAAGAGAATGCCACTGGCAATGCACAACAGCAGGCACAGGGTAATGTGCAGGCAGCAGGACAGGACGTACAGAACGCTTCCAACAGAGCCGCCAAGGGCTTGCAGGACTTCGAGAAGGTTCTTGGAAACATCACCTCTGGAACACTCTCTGGATTCGCCAATGGTGTTGCAGGAATCATCAGTTCTCTGGCAGGAAAGACGGAGAAAGCCGCAGACGGCCTTGTAGGAGCCATAGGAGGAAAGGCTGGTGGTCTTATCGGTGCCATCCTGCAAATCATTGATGCACTTGGTGATGACCCTGCAGGATTCATCAGCAACATTCTTGACAAGGTAGCGAACACGATTGATAAGATACTCAGTCAACTCCTTACTGATATAGTACCTGCCGTCTTGGAGGGTGTTGGGAATATCCTCGCTTCCGTCCTTGATGGTGTGGCCAACATGGTTACGTTCGGTCTCGCAGGAGATATCTTCGGTGGTCTCTTCGGAGGCAAGAGCCATGAGGAAGAGTACAAGAAGGAACTTGAGGACTGGAAATCGAAGATTGATGCGAACACGTATGCCGTTGAGCAGCTGACCAAGAAGATGACCGATAAGGCCAAATCTCCATCCGATGCGGCCAGAGAACGTGATGCCGCCCTCTCTGCTCTGCTAGGACAGATAGCATCGAACAGAGGTTCTGCAAACTTGATAGCAGGAGATTCGGATAAGGGCTATCACTCTTGGTACTACAAGCGAAACGAATCCGGCTTCGACTATAACCGCTTCAATAGTGTTCTGAAAGAGCACGGCTCGAACACAAGGGTTGGCAATGCGCAGGATGTCATGGGGCTATCTGCACAGGATATTCAAATTCTTCGCACCTATGCAGGACCGGCATGGGCAGACTACTTCGGTGACGTTGACAGCGAACGCAGTCCTAACGAGATAAAGCAATATCTGGAGGCTATCGGTGATTTGGCAGAGAAGGATAAGGAAATCATTTCCGAGTTCTATGCCACTCTGACGAACATGACTTTTGATGACTTGCGCAGCAACTTCAAGAGTAAGATGATGGATATGAAGAGTGATGCCAAGACGTTCACTGATGACTTCGCAGAAATGATGACAAGTTCACTGATGGATGCCATGATGTCGACATCTGGACTGAACGAGGCTATCAGACAATGGCAGATAAAGTGGGGTAAGGCCTTTGAAGATGATAACAAACTCAGCGACCAAGAACTGGCAGAGTTGCAGAGAGAGTACAATGATCTCGTTCAACGCAGTCTGGAGGTCCGTGATGAAGCTGCCAGGATGACAGGCTATAAAGACAATTACGAGCAGGAAGCATCCTCCAAGGGATACCAGGCCATGGGACAGGATTTGGGTGCAGAACTGAACGGACGCTTCACATACCTCCAGATAGCAGGAGAGAACATCAGTGCCCAGATGCTTGTTGTCGTGGCCACCCTCAACAGTATCGCATCCTTCAACCAGTCATCGAACACCGCTGTCATAGAGATTCGTGACATGCTCATCTTCACCAACTCGTATCTGGAGGACGTGGTAAGATATGCCAAGTTGCTCTACAGCGACTTTGGTGAGAAACTGGATGATATAGTAAACAACACCAAAAAGTTATAAGATATGGACGATTTCAGAAAGGAAATAGATGGAATACTCAAGCACCATCCAGAGACCTATTGTACCAAGGTGGCAGGCATGGTACGTGACGATAATGTCAGCACGATAGACTTCTTGAAGTTTGTCGGCATTCGCACAAATCTCATGCTGTGGGTATGGGGGAAGGGAAGCCTTCCAACCTCCATTTACAAGAAGTACATGGATTTGGCCGCAGAGAGCGGAGTAAGGCTTTTCTTCAACGAAGTGCCTGCTGACAGCCTGCCTACTGATATTGTTCTTGTTGAGGATGTCAACGGACTTGACTTCACAGGAACGCAGTGTAAGGTTGTCGCAAGGAACGCAACTGTCATTGTTGAGAACAACCACGTCTGGGGCTATGCGAAATCTACTGTCATCGGCACAGGAGCGTGTGACGCTATCATTGACGATGAAAGTCACTTTGTCGGCAAGTCTGACAAGTGCGGCTGTGAGACCTTCGACAGAGCGACATTCTCTGGTAAAGGCTACCATCTGCACACGAACAGGAAATAACCGTTTTCTCAGCGTTTTTCGCTGTTGCCCCCTTACAACTATCCACCCAGAGGATAAAACGAGCGCACAGCGGACGCTACGAAGTCCTACGAAGATTCTAAGAAACATAACATCATACAACTATGCAAGGAGAGTTGATTATCAATGGCCATGATGTCTATACGGACTATGGCATCAGCATGACACAGCATGGATTGTCTGCCTTGATGACACCTGCACCGATGAAATCCTTCATCGAGAGCAAGAGCCGTCAGCAACACGGCAAGCGATTCGTGAACAAAGACCCTCGGAAGGATTCGAGAGAACTGACGCTCCCCATCCATCTGACCGCACGTAACAGGAGCCAGTTCTTTGACAGATACTCTCGTTTCTGTGAAGAGATACTGGCAACAGGCTATCTGGAAATACGTACCATGTATCAGCCTACAGTCCTGTACCGTTGCCTGTACACATCATGCTCGCAGTTCACGGAGTTTATCACGGAGTATGCCAGTTTCTCATTGAAGCTGACGGAGCCAGACCCCACGAATAGGGCCTTCGAATAATAAATTCCGTTAATTCTATTTGTTATTCAAATAGTTTTTGGTATCTTTGTCCCAAGTTTTGCAAGATGATACAGGTAAAGAGACTAAGCGGTGAGACGCTCATCACTCTGGATGCAGTACCAGAGGGCGCATTGGTTCACAGGGAACTGATGGCAGACCACTATGTGAAGTTGCCATTCGACCTTGATGAGCCTGTGTACCTTCGCCTTGGTGACTATATAGAGCTGCCAGACTTCGGCCACTTTGAACTCATCTTCCCTTACGCTCCCAAGTTTGACGTTAACACAGGAGCGTATAAGTACGACCTCCAGTTGGATGCGTACTATATGAAATGGAAGAATAAGAAGTGCCGTTATATCCCAACTGCATCTGCCAGTGAGACCTCGTTTCATCTGACGGCCACTGTTGCTACCCATCTGAATGTCATCGTCAATGGAATCAATGCCGTTGGTGACCTTGACAGCAACTTCCGCTATAACCAGACTACAAGTTTCCGTTTTGAGTTGATGAATTTCCCTGCCGACAAGGTGGATGCCGCCAAGTACATGCAGTATGACAATATAGACTTCATTACGGCTCTGAACAACCTCGCAGCCATCTTCGAATGTGAATGGTGGGTAGAGGCCAACACCATCTATTTCGGCAAGTGCCAGTTGAATGGTGAGGAAGTTGAGTTTGAACTGGATCAGAACGTAGAGGAAATGACCAGTTCCGAGAGCAGTAAAGAGTTCGCCACACGTATCATCGCCTTTGGCTCTACTCGCAACCTGCCATCGAACTACAGAGAGAACCAGTCAGCAGATGTTACCGTCAACGGTGTTGTTCAGAAGAGATTGATGCTCCCTGCATCCTTATGCCCAAGAGGGTATGTGCAGGATTCAACTGTTGTCAACGAGACGGAAGCTGTCGAGGCCATCGTTATTGATGAGGACATCTATCCGCACGTTGATTGTATCGTCAGCCGTATTGAGACATACGAAAAGACCGTTGAGGATGAGGAAACAGGTGAGACAGTCACCAGAACGTTCTACCGCCTCTATGATGGCAGCGGATTCAACTTCAGTACTGACATGATTCTGGATGGTGAGACACTGCATATCCTCTTCCAGTCCGGTGCAATGAATGGAATGGACTTCGAGTGCTACTATGACGATACCGGGAAGTATTACGAGGTGGTGGCTAACGAGGACTATGGACGTTTCCTGCCAGACACCTCCCTGCATCCAAGCGTGAATGATAAGTTTGTTCTTCTGAACTGGGATGCCACGAAGATTGCCGAGACAGGTATCATTGATGATGCCGAGCAGGAGTTGTACAGGATGGTGTGTGACAAGTTGGAGGACATGAGGATAGACCCGAACACCTATACGTGTGTCATGCGTTCTGACGAATACTCTGACATGATGGATGAGGAATCCTTCGTCAAGTACGACATCGGTCAGAGGGCAAGGCTTATCAATCCAACCTATTTCCAGTACGGACGCAGTAGCCGTATCATTGGCTATGAGATAAAACTGGATATTCCTTACGACACCCCGAAATACATTGTCGGTGAGGCTACGGCCTACTCGCACATGAAGGACATGCAGGGCCAGATTGATGCCATCACGTACAATGGTGTCAGTTACTCCGGCAACGGAAATGGTGGAGGTTCTGGTATCTACCTCATCACCTCTACAGACACTACACCGTCAAGCGACAGTAACGCCTACTCTGCCAGACGCTCTGACAGAATGTTCCTCAGACGTGACAGGGCAGACACCGCCTACGGACAGATAACACACGAACAGCGTTCCATCCATAAGCAGGGAGCGCAGTTCGGTGAGCAGTTTGTTCCTGGCCTTTTTGGCCGTGGTGGAGCCATAGACGGAAACGGCAATGGTGAAATGCGCTCTCTGAAACTCTGGGAGTGGCTGGAAGTGCCAGAGTTTCGTTATAGCCGCGTCTCCATCTATATAGGAATACGATGTGACACCTTCGGAGGCGGTATCATTGAAAGCATCACTCCAGACGCACAGGGTGGAGAATACGGCTCTGGCAAACTGAAACTGGAGGATGGTGAGATAGGAGCCATCGCTGTAGGTGACTTGTGTATGGGTATCTGGCATGACCAGAGCGGCAATGCTGATGCGAACACTGATGACAACAGAGGTAACTTCACGTTCGCAGGCTTCAAGACTGTGTATTTCCAGATTACAGGAGTGAGCGGAGCAAATAACCAGAACTTCACGTACCTTCTGAGAGGACAGTTGGAGGGAGGCAACGGCATCCATCCGTTTGTTGGCATGAATTTCGCAGGCCGTGGCAATGTCAGCAACACACAACGTCAGGCGTTCACCTATAAGACAACGGAGTATTCCTTGTCTCTCACAGGCGTTTCTACTTGGGAATTTCAGCCCCTTAACTACTATGAGATTCGAGGCCATATAGAAGGTTTCTCGATGCCTGCAGTAGATGCAAGCGGACATACCTACACCAAGGTATTCCACGGCTACGGACAGGTATTCGGCAATGCGTACATCTTTGGTCAGTTAGACACCTTTGAGCGAATAGGCTACAGAATGTCAATAGAGCAATCTCTTGGAGGCTCTTTGGCTCCTGGCGAAACGGAAGATGTGACCTGCACCATCTTCAACGGCTATGGTGTGAACGTCACAGACCAGTTCACTCACTTCTCTGTTACAAGGAACACAGGAGATGCGGCCTCTGATGCTGTGTGGAATGCACAACACCAGAGTGTCACCAATCCTTTCAGAATAAGTTTCAATGACCTCGGACTGGATGGCCTTCATAAGATTATGGCTACCTTCAACGTAGTGGCTACAGATGAGGCTACAGACAATACAGCAAACGGACAGGCAAATTATTTCAGTTAAGATATGAATGAGAATCAGTTTTCCTCACAGAGGACACATACCAGAGTAAAGTTTGAGCCGCTGACCACCAGTTGTCAGTTGGTGTGCATCACGCCTCAATCGCCAACCACCCAGAGCATAAACGTTCTGAGCGGTTCGCCTCAGTATGAGCCTAACAGGTCTCTGACACCTACTGTCGTTTTCCCAGATGTACGTGCCGTCGACCCAGACAACATCTTTCATCACGGTCCTGCGAACGTCTATCTGTCTCTTGATTCCCTGCAATGGTTTGTCGATGACGCTCCGATAGCTGACGTATGGACTGCCGGTACGGACTATGAGATAGACACTACAGAGTCAGACACAAGAGGCTCTTTGAAGGTCAAGAAAAACCTCCCTGCATCCAGTAAGGCAGTGCTCCGCTTCAAGGGCAGTTTCCTCGACTGGCGTACAGGAACTATCTATAATGTTGAGAGTGACGATATGGCTCTCACCTGCACAGACAAAGGCAGCGATTCTCTGTCATGCTCCGTAGACAAGCCGAATATTGAGTACGACCCATTGTTTGATGACCTGTTGCTGTATGACTACAAGGTTGCGAGAGGTATCACCGTGCAAGGCTCCAGAGCGGACTACGTCAATGGTAAGTGCTATGAGCAGAGCGTGAACGTTATCCTTGTCTCTGGTACATCGCAACTGAACAGCCTGCCTGCAGGAATGACCATGCGTGTGGTGCGCCTCGGACAGTCAACGGCTCTCGTTCCACTGTCTGAGACCTCTCCAGAACT